CTTTATGGGACAAAGCTACAGATAACTTTGATGCTCCTATATATATAAACTCAACACCTAAAGGTGTTTATAGATGGAACTTATTCTTTCAGAATCCTTATTGGGTTAAAAAGTATTTACCTAAAACAACAGATTTTTCTAACACAAATAAAATAACCAAAGAGATAGCTATGCTACCTGTTTATGGTGCTGAAATATTATGAATAAAGATGAGTGGTACATTCCTGTTTACCAAAGAATGTCTGATCCAGAACCTATTAAGTTTCCTAACTATAGAGTTAATGTATATGGGCAGATTAGATCTTTAAGAAGAAATAAAATATTAAAACCTGTAAAGGTAAAATCTGCTGGATATTATGAAGTTGGACTAACAAACGAGTTTGCAACAAAAGATTTATATTCAAGTCAAATAAGATGTTTAATTCATAAACTAGTTGCTCATACTTTTATTCCAAATGAAAACTTTAATAAGTACAGTCAAGTTAATCATATAGACGGAAACCGTCTTCATAATTACGTAGATAATTTAGAGTGGGTTACGCCAAGCGAAAACGTGAAAAAAAGATTTAATGAAAAGAATAAGAGTAAAAAAGAGTATCCAAAAGAACATTACACACAAATAAGAAACCAACTAAATATGTTTGATAATATAGATGAATAAAGATAAACACACACAAAGAAAAAATATGCCAGTTTATTCAGGTGTATTAAAGTATTTCCCTAATGCACTTAAATATGTAAGCAAAGTTAGTTTAGCAGGCAACGATCAACATCATCCTGACAAACCACTTCATTGGGATAAAGGTAAAAGTAAAGATCATTTAGATGCACTGACAAGACATCTAATAGATGCTGATAAAATAGATGATGATGGATTACTTCATCTAGGAAAAGTAGCTTGGAGAGCTTTAGCTGCATTAGAGGATTATATAGAAAATAGTAAATAAGTTTGTTTGTTAATTAAATGTTTATTATATTAGCATTATGAAAACAAAGCAATGTAAAAAATGTTATAGAGTTCTTAATATTAGTTTATTTCCTGTTAGAAAAGATTCTGCTGATGGGTATAGGAATGAATGTAAAGAATGTAAAAAGAAATATATGAATAGTTTTTATAAAGAAAACAGAGAAGATCAAATTAAAAAGAGATCTAACTATAAAGCTAAAAGAAGGTCTTTAGATCACAAGTGGAGATTTTGGAAAAACTTTGAAGATAGAATTGGTGAGTTTAGAAGGAAAAGAGGTTATGTTATTGATTTAACAACGCAAGAGATGATTGGTTTGTCAAGAGAAGATTTTTATAAATATATTGAATCTAAATTTACTGAAAAAATGAGCTGGAATAATTATGGTACTTATTGGTGTGCAGATCATAATGTGTCTTTATTTTATTCTGAAAATGAAGAACAGTTTGTAAAGTTAAATTATTTTACAAATATAAAACCACTAACTATAAACGAGAATAATAAAAAAGGAATAAAAATATATGATTAGATTATTAGACGGTAAGGAATGGGAAAAGAAAGAGTTGTTAGACCGAATGGATGACGATAGTTTCTACTATGGTTATCTTGGTGAAGCAGCTTTATCTTCAAGTAGTATAAAAAGTTTATATGAATCTCCTGTTAAATATAAAAGCTATTTAACTAAAGACAATAGCAATGTACCAGCATTAAGAGATGGTAGGCTATTTCATACTTTAGTATTAGAATATGAGAAAATACCAGAGAAATATATATTTGTAGATGCAAGTACAAGAAACACCAACAAGTATAAGGATGCTAAAGCAGACAATCCAGGAATGGAAGTAATGCTTAACAAAGAGCTTAGTTACTTTAAATATCTTGTAAAGTGTTTAGAGTCTAACTATGAAGCGAGTGAATTACTTCGTGGTGGTGCAGCAGAACTTCCTGGCATAGGAGAGATAAATGATTTTCCTTTTAGAGGTAAAGCAGATTATTTAACAACAGATAGAATCGTAGATGTAAAGACTACAAATGATATAGGATCTTGGGTATATACAGCGAGACATAAATGGCATTATGACGTGCAGGCTTATATTTATATGGAACTCTTTAATGTACAAAAGTTTACATTTTTAGTTATAGATAAGGGGACTGGTGAGATTGGGATATATGAATGTAGTGACGAAGCATTAGAGAGAGGGAAGAAGAAGGTTGAGGTCGCTTGTAATAACTACAGAAAGTACTTTTACGATAAGACTGAAAATGTTAATGAATACGTTAGAAGAGGATACATATAAAAAAAAGATTGAAAAGAGTTATTACCTAACACTTAGAGACTTATTGATGGGTGTAACATATGAAGAGTTAGTTGAAGATATGTATGAGTTTGAATATAAGGAAATGTACGAACTTTGTGCAGGAATTAAGCAAGCTCTGTCATATGCAGAAGAAAAAACATACAGTGAGATAAAAATTGAATTAGAAGAAAATGGAGAAAAAATCGAATATTAGTATATCACAAATAAAAGTTGAAGTAGCAAAAGAGCTTGGACTTTCATTAAATAGAAATACAAGGAAAAGGGAATATGTCTATGCAAGAGCTATCTACTTTAAATTATGTAGAGAGTTTTCACACGCTACATTATTAGCAATAGGTAAATCTGTTAATAGAGATCACGCATCAGTATTACACGGGTTACTTGTTTTTGATGTAATGGCTTTACATAAAGACACAGTCTTAAATACATATACAAGAGTAAGAAACAGATTGCTTCAAGAAAGTGAAGAGGATCTAAATAGATATAATAATGAAAACTATTATAAAATTAAGTATAACCAACTCGTAGAAGAATATCAAGAGTTACAAAAAAAGTATGATTTAATAAATGAAACGCAAGAGGTCTAAAGAACAGATAGATGCACATAATAAGAAGTGGGGTTTACCTCCTTATGGAGGTTTATATAACCAAGCAGCAGCAAGATGGTGTTTAGAGAGAGGTTACAAAATATATCCTGAACCATTGCCAGGTTGCGTAGGAAGATGCGTTAAGTTTAATCTTGTTGTTGAATTTAAAGGACTGGTAAAGAAAGGGAATAAAGTTTATACTGACAAGGAATGGTCAGATGCAATTTGGAATATATATAAGTTCTTATACGAGAAAAATGGGAAGGAAACCAAAACAATATAAATATGTCAAAGATAGTGATGGACGAAGAAACAATGGACGCAAACCAGGCGTTAGAAACGTGCCTGTTGTACGACCCACATCTTCTGCTGCTCTTAACGATGCCAAACGAAAACGGGTCGGAATCTACGCACTTAATGCAATGGCTAAAGTATTCGGATCAGAAGAAGAAGCTTGGGAATCATTAGCCGAGCAAGCTAAACAATCGTTTCCACATCTTAAATTACTCTTTGAATATAAATATGGTAAGCCACTTGATAAACCTGAAGAGAAACAACAAAAGGTTAACATCAATATTAAGAATCTATTTACTGGTACACAAGAGGAAGATAATACTATAGAGCTTGACACAGATGAAGAAGCCAGTACTCAATAATAAATACAATTCATTAGGTAACGACTCAAGATACTTTGTTATAACAGGAGGAAGGGGAAGTGGTAAGTCATTTGCTATAACTACCTTTTTAGCCTTTCTAACGTTCGAACAGGGTCACAAGATACTATTCACTAGGTACACTATGATTAGTGCAGCCAACTCAATCATTCCAGAGTTCTTAGAGAAGTTAGAACTGTATGGTATTATGGAACACTTTCGTATTACTAAAGATGAAATCTTAAACATAAGTACTGGAAGCTCAATACTGTTTAAAGGTATCCGTACATCAGCAGGGAATCAAACTGCTGCACTAAAGTCAATTAGTGGGATAACTACTTGGGTACTTGATGAAGCAGAGGAACTAATCAAGGAAGAAGACTTTGATAAGATAGATCAGTCAGTTAGGTCAAAGAATAAACCTAATAGGGTTATGATGATACTAAACCCTACAACAAAAGAGCATTGGATATATCAAAGATTCTTTGCAGGTAAAGGAGTTAATCCTGGCACTAATGATTTTGTAGATAATGTAACTTACATACACACTACATTTAAAGATAATGAAGAAAACTTATCAGATTCATTTCTGTTACAGCTAGAAGACATTAGACGCAGAAGACCAGATAGATATAATC